GTCTAGGTGGCTTTTAGCGTTGGCAACTTGCTCTTTTAACGCTATTTTTTTCTTTCTTATATCTCTATCGTCGTCTATATCTTCTTCGTAAGAGAATTGATCTTCCATAAGGAAGTTAATTTCTTCTGTATTTAAATGTGGTTTTGTTTGAGTGTAATACTCTTTTAACAAAGCCTCATCGTTTAAGGTGCTATAATCTTGATTAAGTTTTACATAATCATTTATATCACCCCCAGTTTCTTCCATAAAGTCAACTAACTTTTGAATATTTTCTGGTAATGGTTCTCCAGTAACCTTTGCTTCTGCTAAAGCTTCTTCAACTTGTTCTTCAACCTCTTCAACTTCTTCTTCAGTAATTTCTTCTAATACTGGAGTTTCTTGTGTTTCAGCTTCCGGTTGTACTTCTTCTTGTTCTTGTGGGGTGTCGGCATTATCAGCGACTGCAACCACTCCCTGGTCGTCAGGGTTATTTTCTTTAACTTCATCTTCTTTTGGTGTTGGGGGTTTACTTAAATCTACTTTGATAACATTATCATCTCCAGCAGATTCAAATTTACTTTCATCAACTTGAGCCACGTTTTCGTCACCTGGATCTTGTTGGTTTGCTTGCGTAGTCTCTTCAACTACTTCTTCTAATTTTTCTTCCATAATATAATATAATAATAATTAATAATTTATCTAGGATCAAATGATCCTAAATCAAAACCTCCACCTAGTATATCATTACCTGATGACTCAAAGTTTTTAGGTGGTTTTGCGTTTTTTCTTTGATCTATAAGTTCACTTTGTTGTGAAGCTTGTATTTTTGTTCTTTCATCTTTACGATCCTCTTTTTCTTTTTCTCTACTTTTAACTCCATCAACCTCCACGCCTTTTAACTGCATGTTCATTTGGAACTCTAGCTGCATCAACTCTTTTTTGTGCTGAACTTCTTGCATCATTTTTTGAGAATCTAACTGAGCTTTTAATTGTTCAATTTGAGCTATACCCGCGTTTAAAGCTTGATTTTTCTGAATCTCCGATTGCGCAGCTGCTTGAGCTGATTGCTGATTCATCTCAGCTTGCATTTGTATGTTTTGTTGTTGTGTAGCTTGATCTTTGTCTAACTTTCTTTTTCTACGTATTTTAAGAAGTTGATTAGCTAACTTAACATTTTTGATTTCTCTTACGTCAATAGCATCCGCAAGTTCAATTATTTGTTGTTGAATAGCCATTTGAATATTATTTTCTAATAGCATTTTTTCTTCTTCGTCTGGCTGTAAGTCTAAAAATATCCCAAAGTCATATAAATGTAACTCTGACATTTCTTTTAACGTCGCTACGTTGTGCACTCCTATTTGCTGGATGAAAGCGTCTTTTGTTGGGGAGTATTCTATAATATCAGATATTCTAAGAGACAAACACTCAGCGGTTTCTGAAGTTAAAAATAAACCAGCTTGCAATATATGTCTTGTAGCTGTATTTGAATTTGCAGCCGCTAACTTTTGGACACCAACTAAAGCGTTTTGATCTGGCATACTACCATCTCTAGCTTCATTAAGTCCAGTTACGTCCCTTATCATTTGCAAATAATAGTTATATGTACCAATTAACGCTTGCATTTTATTACCACCAGATCCAGATTGTATTTCTTGAATAGGAACTTTACCTGGATTCATATCACCGTCACTAGTAAATGATCTACCAATTATACTACCAGTTTGGAAATACATGTTTAAAGCTTCTTGTGGATTGTAGTTTGTTCCATTACCTAAATCAATTTCAGCTAAACCATCCGCATCTAAATAAATACCATCTGGAACCAACCTAGACATTACTTGTTGAAGTTTTAAATGAGTGAGTTGAATCATATCAGCAAAACCTGTAATTCTTTTTACTAAAGAATCTATTTTACCATTGTACATTCTAGGAGCAACTATAGCATAATTCATTTTTACTTTAGTAAAATCACTCTTTGGTCGCATCATGTTTTTTGCCATTTCCCACTTAAGTAATTTGCTGGTACCAAGAATCATAGCGCCATCATATAAGCATTCTATAGATCTTTGCATTTTACTAAAACCTCCCTCCATGTTTTCCGGTGGATTAAAAGAATCATCTTTAGGTATAATTTTGTCAGCACCAGTTCCGGTTTCTTTAACCTTATAAACCTCGTTCATATAGGTTTTATAATTAAAATATAAAACTTGAATAGTGTTATTGTCTTCTTTTTCGTAAGTATGCGTTGAGTTATAGTTAGATCTATTGTTAGATTTATTTTTCATTATATCCTCAAGGTCTGATTCTGACAAATGAGGAAATTGTTTTGCTAATTCATTTACCGGTATGGTTTTCACCTCACCAACATAATATATATCTTCAAAATAAGGAGAGTCAGTATAAGAATAAACTAAGTTAGCTGGATCAACATAATCTACAACAACACCTTCAGAAGTGTTAAAGCTAGTTTTAACCGCGCCTATACCTAGTACCGTTAAATCATGGTAGAATTGTTTTTTAATCAACTCGTAATTATTACCTTCGAACAACACGTTTAAAGCTTGCTCTTCTGCAATTTCCACTGCTTGCTTATAACTTAATTGCATATGTAAATCTAGTTCATCTTGCGTTTCAGGTAATTCTTCAACTTGACTTTCTCTAACGTTTAGATTTAATTCCCTTTTAACAGCCATGTTAAAATCTTTTAATCTCATATCTTTCAATATAGATTCCATGTATTCGGTTCTTTTAGCAACACCGAAAGGATCTTGGGAATAGGCTTTTATATCATAAGTTCTTTCTGCAATACCGTTAACAACAATGTCTACAAATTTAGATATAATTGGAACTGGCTTCCAATCTAAATTTAAATAGGACAAATCACCGTTAATCGATAACTCATCCTTATATTTTTGAATAGACTGCTCGCCTCTAGCGTATAGTCTTAAATTATGAAAATCATTATGGTTGGATCTATATCTATTAGAACCTCTATCATTATTAAACCATTCTTGTTCTATTGCTTTACCAACCTTTAAACCATAATCATGACTTAGCTTTTCAGCATCGCTTACAGTTTGACTCGGGAAATAACTTTTAATGCCAGACTCTGCCATATTTATTATTTGATTATTTGTGAATTATTTCCAGTATTTTTATATCTGGAAACGTTTATGTTTAGTTTTGGTTTTTCAACCCTCGCGTTTGGAGTGTACAAGTGTCTGTTGTTTGCCATAATAGCCAAACCAGAACTTATTGACGCATCGTGCTTTGTTCTTTTGTTTATATCAAACTTTGACCAATCATTTAACAACTCATTGAAATACAAATCTCCAAGTGTACCATCTTGCTTTATACCCACGTGATCTTGTATGTACATTTCAATCGCAGCTGCATGGGCTTGTTTTATATCCTCGCTTGAATTGGGTATTCCACCAACTTCTTTTTCTGCTACAGATAATTTGTTCCATATCTTATCAGGTCTATTCATACTAAACCCTCTATATCCTCTACGTCTCAAATAATACAAGAGACGAGGTTTATTGTTCTCTGCGAGTATAGGCATCCCGTAAAATACTAATGCCATTAGAACGTCTTCAAAGAACATCTCCGCGGTTGGTGGTCTAGACAAGTATTCTAAGAAGAAGCTGTTAGCGGGAGCATCTTCCATACTAAACCTAGTAAGTCCGTGTAATGCTCCTTTAGATCCTTCTCCATCTACAGTCCCTGATATATCATAACTGTCACAACCAAAAGCTCCCATGTGTTCGTTACCAGGATGTTTAACTCCGTTTTTAAGTATAACTTTATTTTGTAATTGTTGAGGTGGAACCCAGCTAACTTTAAATCTACCTTTTGGATCTGGATAAAATATCACTTGAGAATCTTTGATTCCATTAACCCACTGAAAATTACCTTGAGTAACTCCTAGTGTTCTAGACATCTCCTCGTTGTAATCTATTTGCTCGTATATTTTAACTAAGTTAAATATACTGTTTTTTGCCTCATCTCTGAAAGCGTGTTCTGTTGTTCTTGGAAACTGGCGATAGAATTCATTTAAACCATCGTGATCTGATTTTAAACCATCAACTTCGTTTTGCCAGTTATCTATTACACCTACATCTATTAATTCACCACTTGGGTCAAACACATCGACGTTAGGAGTAGTGAAAACTGGAACTCCGTACTCGTCAATAAATCCTTCGTAGTTCCATTCCATTGGGACAAACAAAGAGTATAAACCAGATTTTGTCTGACCATTTCTATTTCGTTTTGTGACGTCTGAAGCATTGTATAGTTTTTTAAAGTTTTCCCCTCCTTTGTCCAACGCGTTACTCGTTGACCCCATCATACATTTACCAATAATCCTACTACCTAACCTTAAACATGTTTTTGTAACTCTCCAATTGTTTAGGATGTTCTCAGGTCTCTCCCATTTTCCAGCTTCATCATGTACTAGTAAAGCTAATTTTTCACCGTCATAACTATTGTCTCCTGTATTTTTCCAATCAATAGTTGTATCTAATCCTTCTAATTCTTCTAACTTCTCGTTAACAGTTATCTTCTTTCTAGTAAACCTTGTAGATGGTACTCTGTACGCAAGTTCTGTTTTTGGACGATCCATACCATCTTGAATCGGTTTAAAGAAGAATGGATAGTTTATACTAATAGGTACTATTTTATCAGTAAACATTTTCTTTGCATCTGATCCTGTTTTGGATAACACCCCATATCTACTATCACCTGCAAGAGTAGCTAAGTTAACTGTTTCTGCAGATGACATAAAGGAAAACCCTGAACGTCTGTTCTTTAGGTAGCACATACCATAACATCTTTTATCCGCTTTACAAGCCTCCCAAAATATATAAAACAATCTATTTGCTTCCCTAAAATCTGGAGCTCCAACATCTATCTTACTCCACTGCAAGTACATGTAGTGAGTACCTGTTAAATAAGTTGGTTTTCCATTATTAGTAAACCAAAAACCATTTTCTCTTCTATCGAACTCCTCGTCTATATAATCAAACCATTGTTCCTTTTGGTCTTCTGGATAACTTCTCCAGTCAAATATACTTTTAAGACGTTCTAGTTCTTTGGGTTGATCAGTCTTTACCCATTTGTTTTTTTCGTGCTTAAACACTTGCACTGGCACTTTTGGCAA